CACGACCCTGATGGTGCCGTGTTGCTCTCGATTGCGCTACAATGCGGTGTGCCGCTCGACATGATCCGCGGCGCCACCACGCGCAATCCCCCCGGACCTCGCCGCTGTTCCAGAAAGGGGTGGCGAAGGCACGACGATCAAGCGCTGTCATTTTAATCTCCCTGATTTTCTAAAGCTCAGCAGCGACCGAGCGAAGTGCAAGGCTCTCAGAGCGAGCACCGGGAACGCTACGACTCTCGCCGAATACCGTAAGCTCCGTGTAACTGCCTGAATGACAAGAAAGCAGGCCAAGACCCGCGTTTTGCTTCCATCTCTTTAAGTGGGTTCCTCTCCGCACATTGCCCCCACCGGAGAGACGGGCGCCGCCGCAGTCAGGTATGGAGTTCGGCGTATGCTATCGTGAGGCGACGATCCACGAGCAAGGCCGCTACGGCCGCAAGCATGTATGGGACTGGCAGGAAGGTTGCCTGTGGCGACCGGAACGCTACAAGGTGGCCGCGTTCGATCCCCTCAATCCCGGCCAGGGCAAGAACTATCAGGCCTCGCCGCCGAGCCAGAGCGCGTCCAATAGCGCACTGCTCGAGGCGCTAATCCCGGCAGTGGCGGCGGCAGTCGCAAAATCGATGCATGGCAATAGCCCAGCCGCGCCAGCCAACATCGATCCCAAGGACTGGGATGCGTTCCTGCAGTTCAAGGCGTGGCAGAAATCGGCCGAGGCCTCGAAAGAGGTAGTCGCGGCCCTCAACGAGCCCGATCCGACTGCCGGCACGAATGCGCTGACCACCTCGCTCGATCCCGACGACGACGACCGCTCCGCATGGGAAGCCGAGGCCGAGCGCAAGGGCATCCAGGTCGACAAGCGCTGGGGCCTCAAGCGGCTGAAGGCGGAAGTCGAGAAGGCGGCATGAGACAATGGCCGTCTCCGAAGGCGTCCTCCCCGTCGATACCTGCGGCGCGCTGCTGACCAACGCGCTCAAGGATTCCGGCATTGTCGGCGAAGACGAAGCTATCGATCAGGCGCAAATCAATCGCGCGTTCACTCAAGCCAACTGGCTGATCGCGCAGTGGGCGCGCAAACGTTGGCTGCTCTATCGCATTGAGGATTATCCGCTCGTTTCGACCGGCGCGCTGACCTATTCGGTTGGCAAGAGCCAAAACATCGACATCAACCCGCGGCCTGATCGGCTCGAATACGCCTTCCTGCGCTTTCTCAACGCAGGCGCGCCCGCGCAATTTCCGGTCGATATTCCAATCGACATCATCCAGAGCAAGGAAGACTACGCGCGCATCCCGGTGAAGAACATCGGCACGCTGGCGTGGCGCGTGTTCTATGATCCAGGCTCGCCGACGTCGGGCTGGTCGGTCGGAACGCTGTTTCCCTGGCCGGTGCCGCAAGCCTCGATCTACGAGATGCATTTCGGCTTCAAGGTAGTTCTGCCGCGTTTCCAAAATATCCAACAGCAGATCAATTTCCCGCCGGAATACGAGGCTGCGCTGAATTGGTGCCTCGCGCGCCGTCTGCGCGTCATCTACCAGCAGCCCGAAGACCCGGAGATCAATGCGCTCGCGCGCGATGCGCTCAACACGATCCGGCTTGCCAATCAGGCGGTGGGCACGCTGCGCATGCCACGGTTCCTGCGCGGCCGACAGCGCGCCTATGACTATAGAGGCGATTCTGCGTGAGCGACCTCGCAGTGTGGATCGATGGTGGCATTCTCGCAGTGCTGTGCATCTGGTTTCTGATGGATCGCTGCGACATCTACTTTGACTTTGGCCAAGACAGTTGGTGATCAGGAGAGACAGATGTTCAAGACTATCCGCGATATGTTCGTCGGTGCGTTGATCCCGACGCTTATTACTGCTGCGCTCGCGCTGACCGGAACGGCTCCGGGCACGGGGCCGCAACTGATCGACGGCATCTGGGCACAGGGCGTTGCCAACGGCCTCAATGCATCATTTCTCAATGGCGTCACTTGCACCGGATCGACTCAGGCGACGGCGTTCCAGCTGCCATCTGCCGCGACGCTGATTGAGCTTGATACTGTCGCTGCGAGCACCGGCTGCAATCTGCCGACTGCGCTCCCCGGCGTCGAAATTTCGATCTACAACAACGGTGCCAACACCGCGACAATCTATCCGACCGTGCCGAATAATCCGGTCACAGGCGTACAAGATACGCTCAATAATGCAACCACCACGACCGTCGCAAGCCATACCTCGATCTATGTGTTCTGCGCCAAGGCCGGCATCTGGTCGGTGAAGTAAGTAATGCCGCGCCAGCGGCTGTTGCTGTACGGCTGGTATGACGAGAAGCGCGGAAAGTTCTTCGTGAGCAAGCTGCCGCCCGACGCTCCAGTGCGGCCTGCGGTTCCCCTCGACTCCATCAACGACGTGCAAGCGATGCTCGATCGCAAGCGCGCCGACATCTACTGGTGGCCCCCGCTTCCTCCCCACATCAGCGAGCCGCGTCCGATCGATCATGGCCCCGCTTCTTTTGACATCGGGCGCATATAGCGCGCAATCGCTGCTCGCTTCGGCGGCAAAGATGCGTCAACCTATATCCCGAACCCCGCCTCTAGTTTTTCCCGCCCATTTCCATTTGCGACGATTTTTCATTTGTTCTTCCTTCGTCGCCCATCGACAATTAGCAGGAGAATAAGTGCCATTGTTGTTGATACGGTCAAGTGAACGCCCCTTTGGGCGCTCGCCCATATCAGAGAAAAAGTTTTCAAAATTGAGCCATCGTTCGCAAACTGCGATGCCTCGACCGCCGTAATGTTTAAAGCCAGGATTCTTAGGATTGGCGCAACGCGCCAACATTGCAATCCAAATATTGTAGATCTTTGTATCTGCCATTCCATGAATTGTAAGTCGCTTTTTTGCACTTTCTCCAATGAGGCATCCGCACGATTGTGATGCTCCATTGCGGAGAGTGGTGCCGGCAACTGTGCGTTTGGTGCCGCAGTCGCAAATGCAATCCCAAAATACATGGCGCTGACTCGAATCGTGCTTGGACTGCCTCAATACAGTCCATCGTCCACAGCGACGACCTGTCATATCAATAATGATCGGCATCGAGATCTCCAATGGCTCCTCTGCCTTTAAGATCTGGCGCGTACACTGCGCAAAGCCTATTAGTATCGGCTCAACGATGTGTCAATTTATATCCTGAAGCATCCCCAGAAAATGTGAGTCCTAATTTGCCGGTGGCGCATTATCCGCGTCCTGGCTTGCCGTTGCTCGCTCAGCCGTCCGCGCCTGGTCGCGGGCGAGGCCTCTATCGCGCAACCAATGGCGATCTTTTCGCCGTCATTGACCAATCGGTCTATTTCATCAGCTCTGATTTTACCTTCACGCTGCTCGGACAATTGCTGACTAGCAGCACGAATCCGGTCTCGATGGCGGACAATGGCACCGCCGCCATCATTGTCGACGGCACAGCGCAGGGTTTTCAGATCCAGCTCAACGGCCACGCGATGACGCAGATCGTCGACGTGAATTTCCTCGGCTCGACGCGCGCAGATTTTCTCGATTCATTCTTGATCCTCAACAAGCCCGGAACCAAACAGTGGTACTCGACCATATCGGGCCAGCTCGCATTCAATGCGCTTTTCGTCGGCGTTAAAACTGCATGGCCCGACAACGTCCTCGCAACTGTCGCCATCGAACGTGAAGTGTGGGTGTTCGGGCCGCAGAAAACCGAAGTTTGGTACAACGCCGGTACCGTACCATTTCCGTTCCAGCTGTTGGCCGGAAACATCATCGAGCAAGGCTGCGCCGCGCAGTTCTCGCCGGCCAAGATCGACACCAGCGTCTACTGGCTATCGCAGGCCCCCGAAGGCGACCGCATGGTCATGCGCGGCAACTCGCAGAATATCGCGCAGCGCATTTCGACCCATGCCATCGAAGTCGAGATGCGCAAATATCCGCGTGTCGACGACGCGATCGGCTCGACCTATCAGATCAGCGGACATTCATTCTACAAATTGCACTTTCCAACCGCCGATAAGACCTGGGGATACGACGAGATCACCCAGCAGTGGCACGAAGATAACGCCATCGACGCGAATGGCGTCTTGCACCGCGCGCATAACACGTTCAATGCCTTTGCCTACGGCAAGAATGTCGCGCTCGACTGGGCCAACGGAAATCTCTATCAGATAGACCCATTCAGCTTCACCGATAATGGCGCACCAATCGCGTGGATCAGGTCATATCCGCACATCGTTAATGAACTCAAGCTGGTCTCGCATCGCGAGTTCACCGCCGACGTCGAAACCGGCATGTCCGTCGGCACTAGCGAAACTGCGACGCTGCAATCACCTTGGAACCG